GCAAAATCGCACGTCTTGGGGTCAATAAAATCAATGACTTAGGAGTGCATTTAGGGGTTAGAAATGCCCTTTGGGACGTCAAACACAAAAGTGACCCTATCCACTTCGCCTATGTTTAGGGCCGTGTGGGGCTTCTTGTTGTCAAACCAAAAGAATGTGCCAGGCTCAATGACGTGAGCCTCGCCGTCTACTTCATAACGATACCTACCAGCAAGGGAGAAGTGGTAACGGTCCCTGGTGAGATAGTACTTGCCTTCATCTATGTGTAGACCTACTGAGTGTCCAGGCAGAAGCCTAAAGAAGGCAGCTCTTGAATGATTGTTGACTTTGTTCTCTCTAAGCCATGCGTTGAGCCTCGGGAACAAAATCCTGGCCGGGGTGTCTCCTTGATGCTCGGAGTCCTTGATGTCCACGGCACCATATTGGATACCCATTGTGAGTGGTAAAAAACCATAGGGGTTTTGAATTCCGCCTATGTTTGACATCTGACTAACCATACCCCAGAGGTCCTTGTTTTGTTCAAGTTCCTCTAGGAATGGTTGAGTGTTTATGCCTGTCTTTATGAAACGAAAGTTGCTCATTCTGCTTTTTTCGAACGACGGGTTCTGGGCTTCTGTTCTGGAGTTTCTTCTCCTTGAATCCCTAGCTTTGCCTCAATCCAGTTCTTACGATTGTTGATACGTTGTCTGATTTCTTCGGCGTCAAACCACATCTCTACACCGTCCTGAACCTTGAGCATCTCCTCCTCTGTTAGGAAGCCACTGTAAGCCTCATTCAGGATTCGGATGCTTTGTTTGTGTTCAAAGTCTGAATGGGCTTTCACGTTACCAACAAAGCCATAGGTGCCATATTGAGCAGTGTGAACCATCATCGAAGCATAGTCAAGTACAAGGACTTCATCGCAGTACATCGTAATGATGGAAGCTGCGCTATGAGTGTTGCCCACCAGTATTGCACAGACGGTAGCTTGAGTGTTCTTCATACCCTCTACAATAGCGCCACAGCTTGAAAGGTAGCCACCACAGGAATTGATGTAGACGTGGAACCTATCGTCGGGGCCTGCATTGAACAGGGCAGAGATGAGCTCTCTATAGTTCTCGGGCTCAGAGATGTCCTGGTCAAGGTGGACCTCATAGATGTAGGACTTCTTCTCTATCGCTTTGATGATGCCAACTTCCTGGAAGTCGTCTTCTTGATTGTTTTTGCTCATGTTACTTCTTGTAGAAAATGTGTCTGCCAATCTCGGCTGTGATTCTTTTACTTGCTGCCCAGGAAGGCTGGACATAAGTTGAGTGGAAGTGAGTTGCTCCCCTTGTGACAGTGTCCTTCTCTCTATGATAGATTGTCTCGGCTTGCTTGTAGATGTCCTCATAAATTTCCTGTCTTATCCTAGGTAGGTTTTTGCTGCACACCCATGAGAATTGGCAAGTTGACTTCCATTTCTGGTAGACAACGGAGCAAACATCATTTGGGTATGCCCTATGCTCAACTCTGTTCATTGTGACATGACCAACAGCTGCTCTTCCCTTTCGACTCTCGCCCCGGGCTTCATAGTAGATGTTCAAGGCCAGACATTCTATCTGACCCTTGGTCTTATCTATAACCTGGGGTGTTGAGTAAACGGGGGTTAACAAAAGAAGACTAAACGCTACCTTTGAACTTAGCGTTAATGCCCGACTCAATAACACACGAAACTCCTTTAGACCTTGACGACTTCAGAACAGTCATCGTTCCTGTCACGGCGTTGAACCATACACTAATGATATGGTCATCGTTTTCCTCAGACAGGCCCACCAGAACAATGTTCTCCTTGAACCTTTCGGAGAGTAGGATAACAAAATCATCCGTAGGCGCACAGATTGGTTCATTTGCCATTGCCATGGATGATACCGTCAACAGTATGGCTGCTGTTATTTTCTTGAGCATATTAGACTCCAAAGGTTCTCTTATATTTTACACGAACACCAACGAACTTGTCAAGCCAGTTGGATACTTTATCATTGAATACTAGGGAGTCATCATCCTCTACGGACATCAGTATCACTAGGTCCTCAATCTTTTGACCAGTTCTTTCGAACCACATTCTTGAATAAGCAGCACATTGCATCCAGTATGAATCAATGTCCTCATGTCTCTTCTTTCGAGTCGAGGTCTTGAAGTCGATAATGGACAGCTTGCCTTCCCACATACCAACACAATCGACGGTCCCCGCCGTCATTAGAGTGTCGCTGTATAGTTGCCCCTCGATGGCATAGGTATCACCTATACGGTCAACAAGGGGTTTGAATCTTTTCCAGTTTGAACCATAGAGCATTTTGTCTATGGGTGTTACTCTTGGTTCCTCTCCCTTGAGATAGGCCTCCGTCATGGAGTGAACAAAGGTTCCTCTCTTTGCTGCTCTCGCGCCTATTCTCTTGGCTTCCTCTGCTCCTACTGCCTTCCTCCAAGCATCAAGGCCTGGGTTATCAATAACGGAAAAGACAGTTGTCACGGAAGGATACTTGTTCTTTTCAGGTGTAAGGTATAGACGACCAAATTCAGTATTGTCTAGTCTTTGAATCCTTGGGAGTTCAACTGGTAGGTGCATTAAAGAATTCTCATTGCTCTATTGTAGATGTTGGTTCTGTCGTCTAGACCCTTGAACCCACCGTTCACTATTCTTGTTGTCCTTCTAACATCCCCAGCAAAGTCATTTAGCTTGTTGGAGTGCCAGAACCAACATGCACTCATTATGGCATATTGTTTCTCGGAGAGCAACTCAGGAGTTTCCAAAAGGCGATCATCGCCAAAAAGGAAGTCGGAACAGGCCCTGTAGTTGTTCTTGCCCGTAACCTGAATGATGCCCCGACCTCTATACTTCCAACCTTCCTTGGAAGCCTCACCACCGTTGCCCATCCTGTTGGCATAGACTCTCGAGGCAATCCATTCGGGTTGGCGGGCATACCTAAATGCCGTCTTGTCATCGGGGAAGTACTTGGGGAAGACTTTCCTTAGACCATCTTGGCTGTAGTTGAGGTTCTCAACAAGGACATTCAAGTGAGCAGACTCATGGCCACATTGAGCAAGGAAAGAAGCAATCCTCTCCTTGGTGTCGATATCATAGGAAGGCAGCACCATGGATAGCTCATAGGACCAAGGAGCTGGTTCCCTGATGTTAGGCAGGATGGCCTTTAGCTTATCAGTCTCTATCATATCAATACCCCAATCTGTCGCAGGCAATGATGAAGGACTTCACAAGGGAACTCCTAACAATATCGTTGGGTGTGAACTCAACGTATTCATATTCCGTCATGCTGTTTAGAACATGGAGGAACTTCTCCAGACCAGACACATCGTGCTTGTTCTTCACAAGGTCGTTCTGCTTGAGGTCGCCCACAAAGATAATCTTGGATCTATGACCTGTGCGGGAGATAACAGAAGACAGTTCATGCCATGTCATGGACTGGCATTCGTCAACGATTATAATCGCGTCATCAATAGAAATACCACGAATGGCAGTAGTAGATATAAACCTGGCATAGCCTTGCTCCTTTAGACGATCCCATGCGTCGGCTCTTCCGAACAGGGTCTGACATATTTCCTTATAGGGTTGTTCATAGATTGCCATCTTCTCATCAAGGTCACCGGGCACAAAACCCTGGTCCCTAACCTGAACAGCAGAACGAACAATAACCACTTGCCTGAAGGAATTCTCACGATCCAGAACTTCCTCCAGGGCCTTGTAGACAGAAAGAAAGGTCTTTCCAACTCCAGGGGAGCCAAAAAGACCTACACAATATGCGCCCTTCTTATACATATCAAAGAATTTTCTCTGATTGTCAGTAAGGGGCTCGAAACCCTTCAGGTGATCGAGCTTTATTTTAAGGGCATTGGAAACTCTATTTGTCTGTCCCTGAGTAGTAGAGCCTTCATCGGCTTCAAATATTTCTTCTCGTCGGGACAGGGGGGTTTTCTTGGAAGCCATTAGGCGTTTCTCCTGAGTTTGACACAAGGTATATAGCCTAACGGATGTTGTCTCTAAGCTCCCTACCTCCTGGTGTTCCATCTGCTACCTTCTGTAGCACTTCCCTAAACCCATTGTCTATCTTAACTCGACCTAACCTTACTGGGTCACCAAATGAAGGCGAGTCCACTAGGGCTCTTTCTAGTTCTGGGTGTTGGGCCTTAAATTCGTCGAGCTCTGAGATCTTCATGACGTGCTCAACAAATTCCCCAGTCTCTTTGTTCTTAAATGTATAGGTTGGCATAGGTTGTTCTGTAGTCTAGTCCCTTTAGGGCCCAGAAGATATCCTTTTTCATCTTCTCAAACTCCGATGCCTTATATAGCACACCTATACCCCCTGCCTGCCTAAAGTCCCTGATGATATCCTCTCGATCATCAATCAGGAGAGAAAGACTATGGGCAAAGTAATCTGCCTTGTGGGAGAACTTAGTCACGAAGTTCCGGGGATAAAATAACCCCCGGTCATGGAGCCAACGAGTTTTCTGTACCGAGCCAGCCTCAACCATATCTTTTTCAGATGAGCCTACCGAGGAAAGAATTTCGATTGGAATATCATGGCTCTCCAGGAAGAAAATAAGCTCTCGACCATTTTCCATGTAGTCAAGTTCCTCGAATATTTTCCTCTCCAAGACGGCATGTCGGAACTTTTTATAGTCCTTCTCGAACTTACCGTCTATATTGGTATAGGCCTTTTCAAAGTCGGCAATCACGCCGTCCATGTCAAGGTATATGACAGGTCGATTTCTCATCGTAGGTACTTCCTAAGTTCGGGCTTCCAGAATGTATCGGGCTTCATCACCTTACCATTCTCGTCCTTGAGCATGACTCTATTGCCATCCTCATCCAATACGCTCTTGGATAGGTTACTGTCCATTACTTCATGACAGGCACCGGAGATATCCGCACCGAGGGCAATACCACCACCGAGGGCAACGACAGCGAGATCAACATCGGCATCGAGGGCCTCTACTTGGTTTATATTCTCAACCAGGAAATCAAAGCGACCTTCCTTGAAGAGCTTGGAATGGTATTCAAGGGAAGTCTGGAGTTTGCCCAACTCCCCACCATGGGGTATGGATGAGATCTTCTCGGCCATTTCCTCGAGCTGGAGTCCGATGTAAAGAGCTACCTTGCGGGTATCAAAGCGTCCCCCGGTACCGGCAATCATGTTGAACTCAACGATTTTATCTACGAAAGTCATTCCTTTATTCCTTTTTCTGGTATGTTGGCTAGAGTGTCTGCCTTGGTTTTGTCGAGCCTCACGCTCATGTATCTCGGCAGGAAGAGACTGTGCTTGGACCCTTCGGTCTTGGGTTTTATCCTCTCATTGTATGCGGTCTCAATAATTCTGTCAAGCCAGTACTCCTGAGGTTGAGCCCGGTCAAGGTCCGAGAAGCCAGTGCCTACGGATACAGACAGCTCACCATCGGCTGATTCAAGGAGCAGGGCACCCATCTTGCCGACATATTTTCCAGTCCCCTCAACAATTCCAACGCATCGGAGGTCACAGGTCAGGAGACCCTTGAATTTAATCTGATCCTTGGATCTTTTATTTTCCCACACCGAGGAATAATTCTTGAGGATAGTTCCTTCGAATCCCTCGGACAATAATTCCCGGAAGTGGGCAACGGCTTCCTTCTCGGAATTAACGATCCGGGTATTTACCAGGGAAATATTATGGCGGAAGAATAGCGAGAGATCAGCCAATCGGGAGAGACGATCCCTATAGGGAGAATTATAGGTCTCGGCCCTATCGAAGTTCTCAAGGGGAATACGGTCAAAGGCAACGAAGTGCAGACCCCCTGCCTCCTGGGGAGAGATAGTGCCCTTAATGGCCTTGTTGACAATGCCATTCCCGGTCTTCCTATCGACGACCTTCCCGAATGTATCCTTGTAGAGGAGCTCACCATCAAGGACAAAATCTGAGCCGAGAGCCCCGAGATAATCAAAAGACCCATGAACCTCGACTGGTCGCCCCGAGGAGGAAAAACACTCAACAACACCATCACAAACACGGATAGCAAGGCGAGCACCATCCAGCTTAACCTGACTGTAGGCAGGATAAACGATACGGAGCGAGGACTTGGCATCAAAAGCCGTTGCCTTCATCACGGGAAAATCCGGAATAAGACCAGGCCATACAACGGAGGCAGCACCCTCGGAAGCCCCGATCCGAAGATCCTTAAGGATGATACGATTCAGGACAATGGCATCTTCCTGGGATAGCCCGGTGAGCATATCCACAAGGGCATCAATGGCGGCATTGCCCGTGAGTTCCCGACGACGAAAACGATCCAACAACCCAAAGGCATCGGAAAGAGAATACTTTATGGAGTCATGGGAATAGTCTGGTATCTTCTTAATGCCATATGTGTAGTAGGGATTGAGGGCATAGAGAAAGACCTTCTTCAATTCATCATTACTTTGATGAGAAGAAAGGATGCGAATCTTCTCATTCCGAGAAGAAACTGAGGAGACGGAATCGAGTATGGATAGAATCATGATTTACCTTGTTCAAATTCCCGGAGCATTATGTTGTAGGCAACGGGATCAAGTTTCTTAAGAATGTCCGAGGGAGAGAACGTAATGCCAGCTATAACGACAGAGGGATAGCTCTCGTCGATACTGTAGTCAAGGAGCTCGGCAACGGAACCGAAATCACTCTCTGGCCACCCGCTCTCTTCGATCTCTTCGACATCTTTGATATCTTCGACATTACCTAATTCAAGATCCTGTAGAGAAATATTCTTGCTCATTATGTACTCAAATCGAAGGAAAATTGCGGAGGAAATTCCGTATAAGACGGTTGACGAATGATGTGCGGAAACAGTATGTATGGCGATGTTTATGAGCGAGCAGCAGTGACCGCACCGCCGATGATACCACCGATCCATGTAAAGGTAGCGCCTATGGTGAACGCGGATGCTGAAGTGCCTAGCGCATCGTTCAAGAAGGCGAACATCGATGGGTAGAGTAGGTTCAGTAGCATTGCGATGCCTCCGCCTAGAGCAGGCGCAATGAGTATAGCGAGGAGGATACCTAGAATGATTCCGAGAGCCTTGGACATGATTGATTCCTAATAGAGAGAATGGATACTGTATTTTACGATGGAAGTTTGTTGTCGTCAACCAGGAACCATCCTAGAACTTGAACTTCGTCGGTTTCGAGGTAGACGAACTCTTCTGAGGAGAACCGAGAAGCGCACTCGATGGCGAGGATCTTCTGGTACTCTGCACCGGCGTAGATCTCATAGTAGCGCAGCTCATCTTGCATCTCACTCTCTACGAATGCCTCGGCTTCTGCTCTAGTGCGGGGACGGAGTAGACCGAAGAACCGAGGCTTCATGCAGCTCTCGATCAACTGTTCAGTCTTATCGTGTATGCGTGCTGCTCGGAATTCACGGTACTTGAAGCAGGCATCCAGTACTCTTTGTTTCTCGAACTTAACTTGCATGGGGAACCTCCAGATTGTGGGTCTTTGCGATTCTCTCCATACGGCTGAGCCATTGACCAATGTCCTCAACGAGGTCATCATCATGAGCGTCCTGGAGTTGTATGAGGAATTGGCTCATTTCTTCCCAATCAGTACCAACAACCTTCTCCAGTATCTCCCTGAGCTTGTATTCACGTGAGCCCTCAGTTTCGCCATTAGTTATGACTCCCCGAACAGTAACACCTTCGATCATTGGGTTGTAGAGTTCATCTGGTATGAGGCAACCGATGGCGCATGACTGTTTGTATTCATTCCTATACCTACATTCGCCATGGGCATAGGCAGGACCACCTTGGGTCATGATGTGGGCATGGACTTTGTTGAAAACTTCTTGCTTGTTCATTTGTTTGCTCTCACTTGATGATGAACTGCACGACAGAGCAGTCCTTGTTATAGACACCGGATGCCCAGTCATAGGACCCTTCGTGCTCCTGCCGCCCCATCAGTACTGCGTAATCACTCTTCAGCAGGACAATCGAAGCGACGTCATCTGCCACTTCGATGGGAGAGGAGACCTGTATCCACCACACACCCTTCTCATCCTTGCTGAAGTCATCGAGCTCCGCATGGGGAATGTTCTTTGTGAGCTTCTCAACAGCCTTCCGAATCTTGGCTACTTCCTTCTCTTCCCGCTTCGCTACATTGACCATTGCCATCTTCTTCTCCTAGTATGCTACTATTATAGCACAGAGGGGATTAAAATTCAAGCCAGCCTCTCGTTGATCTCACTGTAGAACTTCATGTACTTGGCAATCCGAGCTACGTCCTTTTCAGTGACTCCCTTCAGGCGACGGATATCGCTATTGTGTCTCAGGTCGCATCGTTTGACCTTCATGGCATCTTCGTTGGCAAACACGCCTTCTTTGTACTCTTCGTAGGTCTGTCCGGGTTGTTTGGTCAGAGCACGGATACCAGCGATCACCCTCTCAGAGATCCCGAGAGCCCTGAGGTCGGCGTAAGTTACGGAGGTGTCCTCTATAACATCGTGGCCAAGAGCGATACACTGCAACTCCTCGTCTGCTTCCTTGAGAAAGCTCATCACGCGAAGGGGATGTAGGATGTAGGGGTTGCCGCCTTTGTCAAACTGCCCAGCATGGGCATTGGTGCAAAGTACCAACATCTTGTCCAGCATCTCACCTTTTCTCATCTTCTTCTCCTAGTATGCTACTATTATAGCACAGAGGTGGTTAAAATTCAAACTCAGAAGAACACCTTCTGGGTCTTAATGTGGTCAATGTTCTCGATGTTTAGATAGAACAGTTCATTGCCTAGGGACTTGTCCAGCCCTTCTGCTTTGTAGCTATACATCACCCCTTTGTTCTTCTCTATGATGAAGTCATCACACTTGAAGGAGAATCGATGACCGGACTTCAGTGTGATAGTGACCTTGATTCGTTTCCCGAAAACCATCTTCAACTCCTTCTCTGTATGTCTACAGTATAACACGGAGTTGAATAAAATTCAACCCACCAGGGTAAATTTCTTTACAGTAACCTGGACCTTTCGCGTAGCAACATCATAGATCTTGAACGTGTTCAGGTCCACTACCTTCAGATCCTCATCGCCATCGATGCAACCATCCTGCTTGGCGATGTTGATTGCATTGGCAATGGCCTCATCATTGGTCTCGTCGCTGTGGGCATAGAAGGTATCGGCATAATCATGCTCCTTGCAGACCAGCAGGAACTTTTCCAGCTTCGGCTCAACGGACTTCTGCTCTACGATCTTCTTGGTAGGGGTCTTGGAGGTCTGGAGCATCTCCAAGATCTGTTCCCACTTCAGTACTCGAGCTCGACCAGTATCGTCCTTGAGAGCGACCCGGCACTCAGGCCAAGTGGGACGAGTTTGCCAGCTCAGAGCATGACCCATGAAGCGGGGTTGCTTACTGATGATACGTCGATTGTCCACGTCCACAACGTACTTGGACAGTTTTGCGGAGGGTTTGAAACAGATGTAATTCATGATGTGTAAGGTCTTTCAGTTGTTTAGAGAGTTTTCCAGCCAGAGGGCATACAGAGGTAGTCCACTCCGTCCACGTTGATGATATCCCCGACAGATACGCTTCGGGCATCACCATAGAGCTCTGCTCGTTCATCTTCCCGGGAAGGGTTGTTGGTGAGGTCAAACACTTCCTCTGCTACGGCTTCCCCTTCCTTGCCCTGGATAGACATGGAGCCATAATTTAGGTACTTGCCTTCCTTGATTGCCTTCTTCGCTACGTCTGCTGCGTTCTTCGAGAAGTAAAACTCAGAGAAGTACTCAGGGGCGACCAGTTTGATAGTTGCTACTGCCATGGGGTTACTCGTATTGGTCGATTGCGATGATGACTCGGTCAGTTCCTATGTTATCAAATTTAGCATCCGGGAGCCTCCCGATGAACACTCCAAGGACCTCTTCATAGTAGTTCCCATTGCCTTCGTCGTTGATGTGAACTTCGAGGTCCTTGGGGAATGCTTCGAGCTTCTTAATGAGGTCGCCTACGGTCAGTTTCATCTCTTGTTTCCTTGTTTCGCTATGTCTCTATTATAAGGCAGAGTTGAATAAAATTCAAGGCGTGAACTTAATCGTTATGAACCCAAACATCAGGGAAAACAGGATGGCTACCAAAACCGTCCAAACCACTACTTGCACAGCCCCAGTGGGTTGGTCATTGATTGGGCTTAGACAGAGAACACCCAGGAGTCCTGCACCAAACAGAAAGAATACAACCTTCAGAAGAAACGTTGCGCTCAGTACCAGTTCCATCTTCAACTCCTTTACTATGTCTCTATTATAGCACAAAGTTGAATAAAATTCAAGCCTTTCCGTGGTGGCGCTTGTTCTCACGGATTGCATTCTTGACAGTCAAGTTGGTCTCGTATGCCGCGCGGCGCATCTCCTGGAAGAACACCATGGCCCACAGTAACGGGATAAGGAAGAGATTCAGGACATAGGAGATGTTGTTCTTGACTTTGTTCATTTCGTGTACCTCTTGTTTCGCTATGTCTCTATTATAAGGCAGAGTTGAATAAAATTCAAGAATTATCAATGGTGAGAGTACTGGTAGCTCCCCAGCTGGTGCCGCTCTTAAAAGACCTATACACTTGGTCCTGGACGTATGGCTCCATGGGACCGTCCACTGTATCATTCAATCCCGAAGTGAGTCATAAGATCTTCACCGTCTGCCCAGTCAGTAGCGCCGCTCCAGCTGGTTTCCAGACGAGAATCGATGAAGCTGGCACACTCCCGCACGATCAACTCGGCGAACTTTTTAGTGTAAGCTTCATGGAACTCACCGCCTTGATCCACAATGTCATCGGCGTAGTCCTCAGCCTCAGAGGCCAGTGTTTGAATTCGTTCGTTCATTGTTTAACTCCGAAATGTGATTTGATCAGAGAACCAGCATCTTCTAACGCTTCTGCTTTTGCCTTCATACGTTCGTAGTATTCAAGAGATTCATATTTCCCGGGATTTGAGTAATATTCTTTCTCGCCATTCAACAGAGCCAAGCATTCCTTGACAATCAACTCAGCGAACTTTTCTTTATCAAAGATTTTTGAAGTCGCGTCCCAATCACGTTCGTGAGGAACTTCGACGTATGATTGTTCGGCGAGTTCCTTGATTCGTTCGTTCATCATTTTGACCTCTTTTCAGGAGTTGAAGTAGACCACAAAGTGTGTTGCGTCTTCCTTGAGACAATCCGCTGCGCCATGGCGTACTTGGTAGGGAGTGCGAAGGAATCGAGGTCCCCGGAAGAACACCCTAACTCCCCGGTTGGCTTTTCGCCATTCCTCATACTTTTCCATGGGAATGTAACGGTGGTTCTTGGTCTGCTTGTTCATCTCAGAACGCCTCACACATATTGGGAAAACGACCCGTCTCCTCGAGCTTCTTCAGGGCTCGGGCACCACCAGCCTCCGCTTCTTCCTTGGTGGCGAACACCGGAGCAGAGGCACAGGAACTACCAAGATAGGTCTCTCCTCGGGCAGTCACGAAGTTGTCAAAGCTCACGGACCACTTCCCGCTCTTGCTCTGCTCTACACCGGACATCACTGTTTGATACGTTGCCATCTTCAACTCCTAGTATACCTACAGTATAGCAGAATCTTGAATAAAATTCAACTCACTCACCCCTGATCATAACAAGCGTTTTCCCTGCCATGTTGGGATACTTCTTCCGATCTTCCTCGGAAGTATAGTCATAAACATCACAGTTCTGGATGCTCACCGGAACATAGCCCATGTAGGTACTATATCCAGAGGTGAACTCAACGCCACACTCAACTTCGGCATCCTGGGGGAGGGTCTGCATCCACTTGATCATGTCTGCTACTGTCGTCATCTTATGCTCCTATCATTTCCCGTACTGCATCAAACTTCGTCGATGCAGGAATCCACTTGAACTGCTCCCGTTTCCGGTTCGCCTTCTCCCAGTCCATGTTGATCATGAACCAACCTTCTTCGGAGCTAAAGGAAACCTTCGAGGCAAACTTGACGATGTGTACCCATCGTCCCTCGTGCTTTGCTATTGTGTAGGTCATCTTCAACTCCTAGTATGCTACTATTATAGCACAGGGTTGAATAAAATTCAAGAGTCCCGGGGGAGCCCCTTATAGGGAGAAGAGCATGAACGCCACAAAAACCATGTAGAAGTAGATCAGGAAGAAGAACATATCAGAAAGCGATCAGGAAGGCAATGGAGATGAGGGTCAGGAAGATTGCGGATCGATGAAACTCAAAACGCCCATTGCTTGTGAGTACCACCACAAGGGCACTCAGAGTAAAGTAACCCAACCATACCCAGCTGAGGGTGGTGAGGAAAGTGATTAGTTCGTTCATAGTAATTCCATCCAGCAAATGATTCTAAAGACGGCTGCGATAAACCCCACAACCAAGATAAGCCCAATCACGAAAACCGGGACAAAATAGGTCAAGACACTGAGCAGAAAGACAAGGAAAGCAAAAGAGACCTTAACACTCAGGGGCATATTCTTAAGGATGTTTTTCATTTTTCAACACAGACAAAGTCAATACTCTTCACCGTACCCCGGGACATGGTGACTGCTGCTTTACCAGCTGCCTCGCATCGGGCTTTCGTTGTGAACTCCGCCGTAGTCAGGGCATTGGAGTTACCATCACCCATGGACCCTACGTGAGCAAATATGATTAGGATAAACGCAGCCATTTTCAATTTCCTCTTTCTGTTACAGTAGTTTCAGTAGCTTTCGCTCTTCCTGGGTAAGTTTCCCCAGGGCAGCAGTACGAGCCATTTCCATACGCTCGGCTTCTGCCATTACAGATTCCTTGAGCCCAACGCTCCACAAAAGAGTAGCCAGGGCCTGCTCGTTTTCCCGAGTATAGGTAGGCCCCATGGGCGGGGGAAGCACGTCATAACGATTATCCCGGTCCTCCAGCTGGAACTTTCCATCCCGAACAGTCAGTTCGAAGTTTGCCTTCTGGGCTCTCTCCAGTGTTTGCATAAGGCGCTGGGTATAGGTTGCTGCCGCCTCGGCTTCCTGGGCTAGAAGCTCTGCATTCAAACGCTCCTGGCGCTGTTCCTTAGTTTCCCGGGCCATTTTTTTAGACTCCTTGTTTGGTCAGCAGATAGTCGAGCATTTCCTCGACCCTTGCATCGTCATCGAGTTTTTCAATAACGGGGTTGACTTTCTCGATGAACTTGTCAATGCGAGCTCGGTGTTCATCCGTCAGCCTACCCATCTTATGTGTTGCCCTTGCGTAGTGCTCCAGGGCATAAAGGGCATTGACTGCGTCAATATTGGGGATGTCTTCGATCTTCATTTCTGTTTTCCTTTAGTCAAAACGATGAGCCCATAGCCTCTCATAGTATTGGTCCATTAGCTTCCGGCAGATTGGGTCCTTCATCAGTTTATTGATCTTGCTCTGGGCGTATTCTACCAGGAACTGCTCATCTTCTTCGGAGAGCTCCATCTGGTCTTCCGTCAGTTTGGTTCCTGCAAAGTATCCACTCTTGATTTCCAGGAGCATCTCGTATTTTTGATTTATCTGGTAGGGGGTCATTCTCTATATTCTTTCCTTGCTATGTCTATATTATAGCGGAATCTTGAATAAAAATCTACTTCCTACCGAGCTTCGACACAGCTTCGGCCTTCGACTGGACAAGCAAGCCCAGGAAGTGCCTATAAGTTCTAACCCTCATTTCGGCGAACTTATCATTGGGGTTGAGTTCGAGGGACTTTTCTGCTTCCTCTAGCTTCAAGGAAAGATGTGCCTCCTCTTTTCTATGACGCTCTATATCTTCGTTTACGCCCCTGGCTTCCTGCCAGAAATACCTGGCTACCATGAGATGATATACCCATAGTTCCTTACTAGTAAGGGGTCCTTCTCTTCCTCAAGGGCTCTCGGAACATACGGATCCCCGTAGTATGCCACTGTAGCTTTGTAACCGAGGGCATAGAGCTTGTTCAGGACTCGACCCATTTGGGGCGTGGTTTCCAGTCTCTTCCAAGTTTCCTGGGCATCTAGTAGAATAGACACTGTGCTCTTACCTTCCATGGCGGCCGCCATGATTGCAGGTTCTATTGAGACATTCAGGAAGGTCTCTGCTTCCCTATCCGCGTAATCGAATAACTCCCGAGCTTCTTTTGCTGATATCATTGTCTCGCCCCTCCCAACATCTTGTTCAGAATTTTCCCATCGGCATCACCGTTGCTCTTGATCTTCAGGCTAATGCTTTCGCCGTAACATATCCAACCTTCTGAGGAATGATATACACAGAACCCAGCGCCGCTGATCTTCTCCTTACCACCGAACATATTGTATGCCACATCTACATGAGCGAGCGTTTCGGGGAACACAACGGGGGTCATATCGTCATGAATGATGTATTTTGCTTGATAGAACATCTTATACCTTGAGTGAAAGGAACTCTTCTTCGGTAATTCCACTGAAATCCAGGGGTTTGGTGTATTGGTCAGTCACGCACCATATAACCCTGCCGTCAACCATCTTGCCAACTCGACGAGTATAGCCCGAGTCTGCCATGCTTGCGAACATGCCGTCCTCCCGCTCATATCGATCTACTGCCCAGTTGTCCATTCTGGGGTACTTGGGCTCGATGTAGTTCCTACGGTCAGAGATCTTTCGGTAGACTTCCTCGAACTTAGACATTTTCTACTCCTTGTTTCGCTATGTCTCTATTATAAAGGAACCTTGAATAAAAATCTAGGCCTGTTTCTGGAGAGAAAGATACCGGTGGTAGAGCCCAAGTATTAGGCTCCAGTCCCGGGAAGGGCCACAGTTCAGGATGCTTCTATAGTAAAGCACCTGGCTGTCGATGAACTCCCTACTCATGAGTTCCTTACCTCAGTGATAAAGATATCTTCGAATTCGTCATAGGATCCAATAACGTCATAGAATATATTTTTGAGTACCTTTTCTGCTTGTTTGAAGTCCCCGGGATGATTCTTGAGATGGTTTCTGCAGGAGAGGGAGAGATGAGTCAAACCAATCTGTTCGAGAATCTCCATAACCACGTCCAGGACATACTCAATCTGCTCAACCGTGTCAGAGGCATAAACCTCAATGTCACCGTGGCTTTTCCAAACTACTACTTTCATTCGAACTCCACCCCCACGCAATACTTTTCCCGGTAAGCCCTATACATCTTGTAGGCATTGCTGTCCCGGTCTAGTTTGTCTGGGGACGCCATGGACTTGATTTTTTCAAGGAGTAGGATTGATACGAATGCAATTGCCCCTATAGCCATGATAAAGAAAGACACCATGAGCCATTCTGAGGGTTGGATGTATGTCATATTGACTGCCATCCATGTAAGCCACACCAAAATAGGCGAAGCGATTACTGCCAGAAGAAAGGCAGAGACAGCCACACCAAATATGATTACCATTAGACCCCTAAGCATTATACCTAAGGCATTGCACATATTGTCTGCATTGTAGTTGATGGTGTTTACCGTCTCTCCACCATAGGTAGTCATAAGCCTCACGGGGAGACCACCGAAGAACGTTGACTTTGTTTTGAACTTGATCATTTTGATTCCTTTCAGAATTTTAACTTATGGACAGGGAAACCAATCTCTCCGCAATCTCCCGGGAAAATCTTCGGGCGGTTTCTTTAACGGTTTTCTCATTTCCCTTGACGTTATGGATCATCATCCATAGGTCCGCATCTTCTTCGCAATGCTCAATCCACTTGCGCCATGTGAAATTGGGTCCACGGTTCTTGGGGTTGGAGAACATGGCAAACCCCGCAGACACGTTGGCGTAGCAGATGTTGGCGATTTCAAGACTTTTCTTTTCACTAATCATTGTGTCTCCTACCCATAATGGGAATGAGTAACCTCCTTGATTGTCCTAGTCTTCCCACAGACTTTGCATTGAGACCAGTACTTTGTGAACGCCTTATCATAGTAGCTCCCTGAGTAATACGTTTCCTTGTCTTCTCTTTCAACGCAAGGGCAGTCAATAAGGAGCTCATTCAGATCATCTTCTGCTTCGTCGAGAGCCTTTTTCGACTTTTCAACAGAGGATTTCAGGAAAGCAACTCTTTTCTTGAATTCTTCGTATGAATCCATCATGAAGTTCCTTTCTTCTCAAACTTCTTCTTCAGGCGTTCATACTCTGTGCGTTCCTTTTCCTCTTTCTTTTCTTTTTCGGAATCCTCCCGGGCCCGGCGGATAGCAAGTGCCGCCATGCGCTTCTTGTATTCCTTTTCAGTCTCGAGACGGCTCTCCCAGAGCTCTAGTTCCTTTCCGCCATCATATCCATAGTAGTCCACAACGAAGTAAACATTTCGACCACTGAATCTTTCTATGAGGTAATCCATATGTTCCTTGACTTCCTGGGGTGTTTTCCCATCCAGAACACTATAGAAACATTCGTCTTGCACTTTCGAACCGATTACCTTATACTCAGTTTCTTTATCTTTTTTCATTACTTTTCCTTAGGTCTTCACACCAAAGTGATCCATGATTAGCTTGCTGATCGCCACGTCATCGTCAATAGAGCATCCAATAGCTCCCCGGAAGTTGATGGAAGAGCATTCCTTGACGATCAGTTCGGCGAACTTGTCCGCATCCAGACGTATGAAATTTTCTGGTTCACCAAAAGCACCATGGCTTCTCTCAACAACCATGGCCTGCTGCTTCAGTTTTTCAATTCTTTTGTTCATACTTCCCTCAGGTACTTCTTGATTTCCACTGCGAACTTCTCGTCGTCACGAACATCACTCTCGATACTGAGATACACAGAGTACTTCGGTGAATACTGGCCGGCTTCCTTGGCTGTGAACATATCACGGTTGCCGCTCAGGGGGCTTCCATTGCGACCCCTAAGTTGTTCCTGTGTCAGGGACGCTGTATGGATGTTGGGGTAGAAAGATTCCTTGAAGTACTTCTCGTTATATTCCTCGAACTCCTTGAAGTCAAAGTAGAGCTGGTAACAATCAGTTTTGGCGTCCCACTCAATGTCCGTCAACCAGGCAATCATACCTTTTTCGACGAAGTCGTCTTCGAAGATGGGTTTGATGAACTGTACTTTAAGGGCGCTAATCATGTTGACTGTAATCATTATGCCGATTCCTTTACTGCCTTGGCGTTCTTGAGAGCTTCGAGAGCGATCTCGAGGTTTTCGAGATCCCGGGATTTTGCGCACTCCTGAACAGTCCCCCAGAGAGCGTGAATTTGGTTTTCGATGAGTTTCTTCTTCTCGCTCTCGAAGATTTGTTCCTGAGAGACGATATAAGGGCTCCAGCCAGGGTGCTTTTTGTAGAAGCTGGTGTCCTCGATGTTCTTCGAAGCCACGAAAGTCCGAATGTAAGAGTCGCCAATCCGTGAAACTGTAACACGGGTCTTGGTGGTTTTGATTACCTCATAGAGGCCCTGGGAGTAGCCCTGATTGCAAACCACACCAACTACGTCGCCTACCACCAATGTCGTTACATTCACCATTTCGTGTACCTCTTGTTTCGCTATGTCTCTATTATACGGCAGGCTTGAATAAATGTCTACCAGTCGATTTTGATGAGGTAGTCACCGGCAGGGAGGATGCCTCTCCTGTTTAGATCATTCGCCAGTGTTTCGAGATTCGGGTAGAAGTTCCTATGCCAGAAAATCTCTGTGTAGAAATCTTCTAGATTCGGTTGGGGCATTTTAGGGGGTTGTTTGGGGTCTCTTTCTAGCCAGGCATTGAAAGAAACGCCCATTTCATCACCATTAACGACTTCTGGAATCGTGTCGTTTTCAAAATCTTCTGGTTCACACGGAACGCTAATTTCGATTGAACCTCGTTCCATGCAACCATTTTGCTGCTGTAGGCAATAGGGTCGACCGTAAGTTTGAACTACGAGTTCGTCCCAATCGTAGCAATCAATCACTTTCATTTGATGAAAGAACACAGGCATAATTATCTCCTTAGGGGTTTTGAGCCATGTTCAGCTGTATGTCGAATCCATTCCAGAAACCAGAATGACCAACACAGGCTCCCATGATAGGGCCGCCATACTTTCGTGCATCCTCCAGGGATTTGAGGCTTTCTTGAAGGGCCTTGTTGAAATCCATGAAATCACCAACACCGGCTCGAATCATTCCGGCTGTCGTATAGAAACAAGTCCGACCGCTTATGACCCGAAACCTAGTGCCTTTGGTGAACTTCTTAACTTTGTTCATGACAAATCCTTG